GACTCCTCGGTTGGGGCGGGTGGGCCGTAGGGCCCGGGGTGTGCGTAGCGACACGGGTACGCCGCGGGTGTGCGACGCGGGATGCTCATGGCAGGACGAAGCCGACGAGGCCGGACAGTGGGATCAGACCGAGCGCCACGGCCACCATCTCCCAGCGCCACCACCCGGCTTCCGGCAGCGGCGCGTGCATGGCTACAACCCGACGATCAGGCTCACGATCCGGTCGGCCATGGCGACGAAGATCGTCGTGACCACGGCGAGGCCGGCGATGACGACGCCAGCGATCTGCCAGGCGGGCATCCGCGGGGGGCGAGGCGGAATCGCGGCGATCTGCGTGGTGTGCTCGGTGAGCGTGGCCGAGTGCGAGTTGAGCCTGTTGTCGTGCACGTCCAGGCGTCGAGCATGTTCAGCCAGCGTCGCAGTGTGGGTGGCCAGTGCGGCGTCGAGCTTGCCCTCAAGCCGCGCCAGGGTGACGGGGATCGACTCGTCGCGCTCAGGCATCAGCCCGCCGCGCCCTTCGTGATCGCCGCGCCCAGGTCGGCCACCACGGCATCGGCGACGTCCTGCGCGCTGGGCACGTGCGCGGCCTCCAACGCGGCGACCAGGGGCCCGGTGAGCATCGGGGCCAGTGCTGCGGCAAGCGCCTTCTCGTCCACGTCGCCGCCCTGTGCGGCTCGCAGGAACGCCTTGATCGCGTAGTCCCAGGTCGAGCGCACCGCGTCCAGGAGCGGGGTCACCTCGTCGGTGAGCGGGTTGCGCAGCTGGTAGTAGGCGTCACGGGTCAGCAGCGCCTCGCCGAGAGCCTTCTTGCCTTCCGCGGACCGCAGTGCGTCGATGACGTCCTGTGCTGACACGGTGTCCTCCGGGGTGAGCGGGTCGGGCAGGGANCCGTCGGGGGCGACCNNGANGGGGCCGAGGATCAGACCGGTGTTCGCCACGAGCGACGCCCCGGTGCGTGNGGCCAGGAACGGCACCGGGTCCACGCGTGTCCCGGCCACCGCGATCTCGAAGTGCAGGTGTGCGGCGGTCGCGCTNCCNGTCGACCCGGCGNGGCCGATGACCTGGCCNCGGGTNACGCGCTGGCCCTTGACGACNAGCCGCTTGGACAGGTGGTGGTAGCCCGCCCAGACGCCGCCGCCGAGGTCGACGCGCACGTAGTTCCCGGCGCCCGTGGTATCCCAGTAGGACGCGACGACCGTGCCGTCGTGGACCGCGTACAGGGGCGTGCCGGTCGGGGCCCGGAAGTCGGCACCGACGTGCGGGGTGACCACGTGCGTGACCGGGTGGACGCGGCGCAGGTCGAACGGCGAGGTGATGTAGACCGGGGAGACGGGCCAGGACCAGGAGGCCACGACTACCTCGGCACCACGGCGTGGTAGGCCACGGTGACACCGGTCGCCGTGGCGGCGGTCGTGCCCAGGTTGTAGAAGTACAAGTTGAACCCCGTCGTGCTCGCACTCAGCGCACGCGGCACGAGGTAGACCGAGCCGGACGGGGCGCCGGCCAGGGACACGGTGACGACGGGCGTCGCGGCGAGCGTCTTGCCGAAGCTCACGGCCTGGAACGTGCCCGAGCCAGCAGCGAGCGAGGTCACGCTCATGGACACGGTGCCGGTCGCCGACTCGGCTGCACCCAGGCTCGGCGCGACCCACGTCACGGTCGGCGAGCCACCACCGGACGCCGGAACGTCGATCTCGGCCAGCACCATCGACCGCGCGGGGGTGGCCGGGACAGCGGGCGACGCCGACGCGACGCCAGCGGTGTACCCGGCGACGACTGCGGGGGTGGAGCTGGCGTCCTCGGAGGGGTCGTCGATGCGCACCCACACGATGTCCTTGCGCGCGTAGGTGGCGTCGGCGGCGGTCACCGAGCCGGTCTCGTTCGCGTCGAACGCGTAGGCATAGGCACCGGCCTCGAGCGCGGTCTGCGCGTCGATGACGCCCGCGTGAGGCTTGACCGTCCAGGTGGTCGACGTCGCGGTCACCGTGGCCGTGGACGTGCCGGGGCGCACACCGGACGCGGACCCGAGCGGGCGGGCCGTGGTCGCGCCTGCCAGGAACACCGACATCGCCTGACGGGCCAGACGCCCGCTGTAGGAGGGCGCCCCGGTCACGGCATCAACAGGCCACACGGTTCCGGTCATTTCACCCTCCTGGGGGCCGAGTTGTCTCGTAGGTCACTGACCCGTGTCACAGACGCGGCGTACCGTGCTCTGTATGGGTATGAGGGGGAAGCCCGCAGTCCTGATCGTTCTCGTCGCTGCCGCCACGTCACTCGGCCTCAGCGCCTCAGCCGCGCCGATGTCCCAGCCCGCAGTCGTCGGCCACTATTCGACGCTCGACTCCTACGTGCCGATGTCCACCGACTCCCGCTACCTCGCGGCGATGCGGTGGCTCATCCCGGGGTCGGCGTTCGCGCAGTCGTCCGACAGCGACCTGATCGGGTTCGCCAAGAACTTCTGCTCCAACGGCGCGGACTCCTCGGCGCTGTCCAAGGAAGCCGAGGTGCGGTCCATGTTCGGGATCTCGTCCGGCGAGCTGCGGGCGATCCTGCGGACCATGGCAGCGAACTACTGCCCCGACCTGCTGTCCGGGGTCTAGCGCAGGTAGGTCACCACGGCGTCGGTGATGATGTAGCCCAGCGTGCCGCCACCCGTCGCCTGGCACCGCGTCGTCACCTGGAACGTGCCGCCACCGGTCAGCCCGGTCAGCGACGCCGCGTAGCCCGACGCACCGTTGCCGAAGCCGCTGGAGTTCGCCAGCACGGGCATCGTCGTGCCGTCCACGCCGTTGATCCGGGTGCGCATGTTGATCGACACCGCGGACGACATCGCCAGGTAGGACGACGCCTTGACCTTGGCTCGCGTGTAGCCGCTTGGCACGGTGAACGTGATCGTCGCGTAGTTGGCGAGCGATGTGGAGATCGCCACGGCCGTCGCGCCCGTGGACGCGTTGTCGGTGTCGCCGTCGACCTGCTCACCGACCAGCGTCGCGATGTTCGCCTGGGCCGTCGTCAGGTCCGCGACGGCCGCCGAGAGGTCAGCCTGCGTGGTCGCGAGGTCGGCGACGGTCGTGGTGAGCGTGGCCTGCTGGGTCTGCAAGTCCGCGATCGCCGGACCGACCGCGGCCATGAGCGCGGGGCCGATCTCCCGTATCTGCCGTCGCAAGTCGTCCAGGTACTGCGAGACGTAGTCGGCCGACCCTGCCCGCTGGGTCGCCGGGGTGCCGGGCTGGACCATCAGACCTCGAACACTCCGATGAACCACAGGTTGGAGCCCGGGTACAGGGTGGTGTCGACCTGCTGCGGGTCGGCGATCCCGTTGGACCCGTGGCGCACGAACGCCTTCATGTCCGTGGACGCCGTGGTCTGCAACGTGCCGGAGTAGTCGTGGAAGCGCACGATCGCGGCTGTGGACGAGACTCCGTGCGATGACGGAATGAGGGTCCCGCGCCCGGTCACCTGCGTGTCCAGCACGTTCGCGGCCGGGATCGCCGGGTGCGTGCACGTCAGCACACCAGCGGAGAACGTCGGGGTGAACACCCCACTCGTCGTCTGCCACGCGGCGCCGTCGTAGTACACGTAGTCCGCATACGCCTTCGTCATCGTCAGCGTGATCACCGCCGACGTCAGACCCACCGACGAGCCAGCGACGTAGCCGCGGACCGCCAGCGTGTCATCGGCGCCGACGACGAAGGTCACCACCTTGGCGGCGGCAACGCTCGTGTAGTCGACGGTGATCGCCGTGGTCGACGTGGACACCGAGTCCACGTTCACCGGCGCGTGCCCCGAGTCGTCGATCGGCTGCCAGTAGTTCGGCGACCCGTCGTTGCGGATCACCCCGGCCACCACGCGCAGGTCGCGGTTCACGGCACCGATCAGCGCGCCCGCGGTGGTCGCGAGCTTGCCCGAGTCCAGCGTGGCAAGCGAGGAGGTGTGCGAGGCGAGCAGGGCGTCGATCAGGTTGTGATCGGCGACGTGCCCGGTGTCGTCCGCCGCGTGGGTGCCGGTCAGCGCCATGCTCAAGCCTCCAGGATGAGGATCGGGGACACCGTCTTGGGCTCGGCCAACGTCAACTCCCAGCCGATGCACCGCGCCGTGCCCGACAGCCCGGCACCGAACGCCGGGACCGACGGCAGGCCGTTCGGGTGCGCCAGGACGGTGCCGGTGGCGCCGTAGACGTCGGTGTAGGTGTCGATGTACAGGTCGTATGCGGTGGTCGTCGTCGGGTCGGCGACCAGGCCACCGATCACGTAGGCCACGTCGTCACCCAGCGACCAGTCCGTGCCCAGCACCGGCGCCTCGTCCCACGCCGCCGTCAGCTTGAGCGTCCGCGCGCCGTTGGCCATCGACGCCACCGCGCGGGCCGCGTGCTCGGTCAGGGTCGTGGTGCTGCTGATCGACGTGGACGGGGTGAACCGGTGCTCGAACGTCGGCCGCACCACATCGCCCGAGGTCTGCGCCGGGGACTGCGGGCGGGTGTCCGTCGAAGCCGTCGAGACCGCGATGACCGACGTCGCACCGTTGCCCGACGTGAAGTCCTCGGTGAACTCCGCCGACGTCACCGCGCCCGGCATCTCGAACGTCGCCGCCGGGTCCAGGCCAGCCGTCGCCGCCGCACCCACCCGGGAGCCCACGTACAGGACCGGGGTCACCGTGGTCGTCGTGCCGTTCGTCCACGTCCACCCGATCGTCCACTCCGGGCCACCCTGCACCGCCGCGAGCTCGTTCAGCACCGACAGCACCGACTTGTCGTCGGAGTCGGCGTAGGTGCGGTCCCGGGTCGTGCCGGCGCCGTCCATCTTCACCACGGTGATCGGCAGGGTGTCCGCGACGTAGGTGGTGACGATGTCCTCGACGATCGAGTTCTGACCGGTCGCCGTGTACGTCTTGTCGCCCACGAAACGGCGGTCCAGGTACGCCTCGAGCGTCGCCAGGGACACGCTGATCGTGTCGCCCGACGTGCGGGTGCGCTGGACCGCGAACCCGCCCCACAGGACCGTCGGGACCGTGCCGTCGCCGGGGTCGTCCGCGAGCACCAGCACCGAGCCGCCGTGCAACGTCGCGCGCTCCCAGTCGACCGGTGCGTCCACGATCGGAAGCGTCGCGATCGTCGTGGAGTACGCGCCCAGGACCACCGACAGCGTGTCGGCCGAGAGCGTCGGCAGGTCGGCCAGGACCACGCCCGTGCGCATGTCCACCGCGAACCACGTCAGCACGGAATCACTCCCACGCCGGGGTCGCCGTCACCGTCAGCCGCGACCCCGCGTCATAGGTCGCTGCCTCGAACGACCACGTGTTGCCACCCGGCTCGAACGTCGACCAGCCGCGCGACGTCAGCCACTTCGACCGCGACGACTGACCGTTCGCCAGGACCGTGCGCCGGTCCATGTCGATGTCCAGCCACTCGCCCGTCGACAGCACGAACGACGACGCGAACGACAACACCGCACCCGACGGCGAATGCGTGATGACCGGACCCGTGCACGGACCGTCGACGCGCATCGTCACCGGACCCGCGACCGTGCCGTCGTTCGTCAGCGACACCTCACCGGAGACCGTCGTCGCGTCGATCGTGTACGGGAACGTCATCGGGAACGTCAGGCCACCCGTGGTCGTCGCCAGGGCCGTGGTTGCGGACAGGGCCGCGGTGAACTTGCGGGGGTCGGGGGCGAGGAGCTGGACGGAGTAGGCCGCATACGTCGCGGTGACCTTCTCGGCCAGAACCTCATCCTGGCGCTGAACCACGGCGTACCGGGTGCTGCCGTCCGGGTCCAGGACCGAGAGGTTGACGGGCGTCAGCGAGGCCGCGGCGTTGAGCGCGTCGAGGGCGTCGTCAAGCAGGTCAGCAGTCGGGGCGACGATGTGACCGCGCAACGACACCGTCCGCTGCATGCGGTATCCGGTCCCGGCGATCGCACCGTCCGATCGCGGCCGCTTGACCGTGGTCACCGACGACGCCGGACCCTGCCACCCGCGCAGTGAGTCGGTGACCCACTGGCAGTCGGCAGTCCCCGGGTTGACGTCAAGAGCGAGCCCGCCAAGGGTGACCGTGCGTGCGCTCATATCGCGGCCATCTCTACGCGCCGAACCACCGCGTTGGCGGCTCCGACCGGGTCAGACTGCTGGGTGATGTAGAAGGTGTTCGACGGCCCGGATCCGCCAGCTACTGCCGACGCCGAGGTGCGCGCATCGTGCACGTACCCGCCCTGGTTGAACGTCACCAGCTCGGGCCCCTCTTCGCCGACCCAGTACGGCCTACCCGCGACGACCGGTCCACCTGATGCGCGGCCCTGCACGGAGGTCCCCGCGATGCGGAACGATCCATCGGCGGACGTCAGGAGCTTGGTCCCGTTCGCGGTGATGATGATGTTTGCCTTGGCGCCGTTGAGCGCCTGCACCTGCTTGCGAATCTCGCCGATCGACCCCGCCATCGAGTCGAGGCCTCGCGTGGTCGTGTCAGCACCGTCACGCATCGTGGAGAACGTCAGGTCAACGCCCTTGCGGAAGGTCTCGAAGTCGGCGCGTGCCTGGGTCAGCTGGGGGCCGATACCAGGAATCCACCCGAACATGTTCGCGGCGCCGTCGACGACCAGCTCGACGATGTTGAGGAACGTCTGGCCCATGTTGGTAAACACGGTGATCCAGAAGTCCTGCACCTGAGACAAGAACCGCAGGTACGACACGAAGCTCTCGGCCATCGCCAGGAGTCCGTCGACCACACCGATGACGAACGTGCGCACGGTCTCCTTGTTGTCGGTGAACCACTGCGCGAAGTCCTTGAGGATCGGCATGGCGACGTCGGAGAACACGCCGAGCAGGTCGTTCATGACCGGCAGCAGCGAGGTTCCGATCTCGGCCTTGGTGTCCTCGAGCGTCTTGTTGAGGATCCGCTGCCGGTTGGCGTACCCGTCGGCGGTGCGAGCGGCGTCACCCTGCGCGACGGTCGTCTGCGCCAGGATCTCGGCCTGCGCGGCGAGAACCCGCTGCTGAGGGGTAAGCGCGTTCTTCGTCGAGTCGATCAGGCCGAGCGCGAACGCCCGCTGACGCAGCGTTGCATCGTCCAGCAGCACGCCGTATTGGCGGATGGGCTCGGACTCGCCTCGCAGCGCAGCGCCGATCGCGGTGATGGCCGTGTCGACGTCGGTGTTGTAGAACGAGGAGAAGTCAGAGGCGAGCGCGGTCAGATCGGTCGAGAAGCTTGCGGCGGCGTCGCCGGTCAGCCCGGCGGACTGCGCGAAGATCCCGAACGTGGACGCCGCGTCGAGCGCCGCCTGCTTGGTGAGCAGGATGTTGCGGGTGGAGTCGTTCGCGAACTCCTCGACCACCTTCGCCGACGACCCGAACACCTGCTCGACCTTGTTCTGCGTCTCGTACAGGTCGGACGCGGCTGTGATCGACTCCTGCACGTAGTCGACGGTCTTGCCGATGATGTCGACCGCCGCCAAGGCCGCGAACGCCGCGGCGAACACCCCGCCCAGACGCGCACCAGCACCGCGGAACGACGCCGTGCCGCGCGCACCGGTCATCCCGGCGCCGATCTGCCCAGCGCCGAGCGTGCCGGCTGAGGTGAACGTGCCGCCGAGCTCGTTGGACAGCGCACGGGAGAAGCCGCGGGCTGAGGGGAGGATCGTCAGGTAGGCCGAGCCGACCTCGTAGGACACGGCTTCACCCCCTCAGCGGTCCGATTCGGTGGCACGATGGGGTGCCATGGCCTACCCGCAGCAGCAGTAGCATCCGCAGCCCTACCCGATGCCCGTGCGGCGCCCGTCAACCCCAGGGGCCGCCGTCGGCGGGTTCATCTGCTCGCTGCTGTGGGGGATGGGCGTGCTGTCCCTACTAGGACTCGCCCTGTCCATCGCCGGGTACCGCGCCGCTACCAAGATCGGCGCCCCCACCGGTCTGGCCATCTGGGGCATCGTCCTGGGCGCTCTCGGCGCCTTCACCGGGATCCCGCTGCTCATCTCGATGATCAGCGCGTTCGCCTCGTGACTCCCACGGCTTGAGCAACCGGATCGCCTCGTCGAACGGCAACGCGGTCCCCAGGTGACGCTCACCGCTCCCATGCCCAGGCCGTTCGATCGGCTTCGGCATGTTGCGACCGTGCTCCGCGTCCTTCGTCCGCTGCCAGATCACCACGTTGAGTGCGTCGACCACTGATGCCGTCAGGTCGCGCTCGGGCGTCCAGAAGTCCGCGGGCGGTGGCGACGTGGGGCCGCCCGGCTCCCACTCGCGACGGTGCTTGCGCCACGCCGCGGTACCGTCACCTGGCATGTTCGCCAGCAGGTCCCGGAACCGCCGCCAGGACAGCCGCCCGGCCGCGAGATCGGTCAGGGACAGGCCGAGCGCCTGGAGGTCGTAGTCGATGGCCTCGCCGTCGCGCTCGATCAGCTCGACGAGGCCGAGGATTCCCCCACTGCGATCCCGGTGTGCGCCTCGTAGGCGGCCAGCCACCGGGCGATGTCCTCGGAGAACGCTTCGAGGAACATCGCCGCGCACGTCTCGCCGTCCTTGACCCACTCGCCGGACTCGGCGTCCAGCCGCTCGCCGTACTGACGAGCCACCTGGACGACACCGAGGCCGGTCTGCAAGCCGATGCGCGCACCGATCGGCAAGTCCTCCTGGTGTGGCAGGCGCCAGGTCTCGCCGTCGCGCTCGAACGCGAACGGTTCACGGGTGGCCTCGTGCTGGACGGCCAGCCAGTTGTAGGGCACGGGGGCTCCGATCAGGCTGCGAGGGCGGTGGTGAAGATCGTGGCGACGTCACCGTTGGTGTCGGGGTACGCGGTGATGGTGATGGCGTAACCCTCGGCGTCGCCCTTGACCGAGGACAGGTCGCCGCGCTCGGTGATCTCGCCGGTGGCGATGTAGATGCGCTTGACCTCGGAGCCGTCGATGTAGTCGAGGATGAACGACTTCTGGCCGCCGGTCGCGGTCGGGTCGACCTTGATCGACCCCTCGCCGACGCTTGTGGTCGCGGTCGCGCCGTAGTACGCCTCGAGCACGCCCAGCGACCGCTCGATCAGAGTGAACTTGACGCTGAACTCGCCCTCCGTCACGACCCGGCGCACGGTGGTGCCGTACATGTCCTTGATGACCTTGGACGTCTGCGACAGGGACTCGGTGATGCCCTGGTCGGACACGTAGCCCAGGTCGGAGAAGCCGACCGCCGGGGCAGTCGAGGTGTCGGTCGGGGCGGTCACCGTGGTCGCGCCGACGTACACGGCGCCGGAGATCGGGGTGCGGACGTTGGCAGCAGTACCCATGATGGTCCCCTCCTAGGGGTCGACGTGACGGCAGACGCCGTCCCAGGGGTGGTCAGAGAGCGGAACCGCGGACCTGGAGGACCACGGAGACGTAGCGGCTGGAGCGCTTGGACTCCTCAGCCACCTCGACCGGACCGGCGGTCGACACGTGGGCGACGACGTCGCCTGATCCGGCGGACGCTTCGAGGAGTGCCGTGACCATGCGGGACAGGTCAGCTGCCTGCTGTGCGGTCGGGCCGAACACCTTCACGCCGAGCGCCACGTTGCGGAATACGGGGCCGACGCGGTTACCGCCGTCGTCGCGGATCGTGACCACGCGCCCGGACGTCGGCCACGGGTCGTCGGTCGTCTCGGCCGGCGTGGTGGCGCGCACGGACACCGAGGTGGTGTAGGACTCGGCGCGGGCGTTCAGCGCGGCTTGCAGGTAGCCGATCGCCCAGACCTTCGTGTCTGAGAACAGGACATCGACGGTGAACAGGGACATGCTCACCCCCCGAGCGCGCGACGCAGATTGCCGGTGCGGGACTCGATGATGATCGACTTGGAGTTGTGGGCGACGACGCGCTCGACGGCCCGGTCCGTGGTGTCGGACACGACGTCGATCGAGTCGCGGTAGGTGCCCTGATCTACAGGGGCCGTCGACCGTGCAGTCGCGGCCTTCTCCTGAGCGATGGCACGCAGCGGCGGCCGCATCTGATCCGAGGCGAGCAGGCGGCCCATCTCGCCGTTGTCGAGGTTGATCCGCACGCCCATCAGCCGGCCACCCGCTTCAAGGTCGCCTCGACGTGGTGCACGGCTCCGGTCGACGGGCGCATGTACCGAGCGACCTCGCCGTCGACCTCCCAGTCGTCGCCGTCCCAGCGGATCCGGTCGGTGCGCTCGAGGTCGATGTCGGTGCCGATCGGGGTCAGCAGTCGCATGTGCGTGATGACGGTAGAGCGACCGACGGTGGCAGGCTCGGACGACTCCGACGGCTGCACCTGCACGTCGGTGATCGTGGTCTCGACCGCGTTGTCCCAGTCGCGCACCTTGTCCTGGTAGGCGTCGGTGACCAGCGGCGCACGCAGACGCACGACCGTCTCCGGGTACTTCATGCCCGCATCGCCACGATCGACGGCAGCTTCGGGAACAGGCGGCGCGCGGTCGCCTTCTCCTCGGTCGTCAGCGAGGACACGCCCTTCCACGCGTCCCAGCCGAACGTCTGCGACGCCGACCCGGACTGCTCCTGCTGCACACCCGTTGCCACCGTCGGATCGGTGCCGTACAGCCGGGCGGCGATTGTGCAGACCAGCTCGACCACGCCGTCGGGCACCGTCGCGTACCCGTGCGTGTAGACCACGGTGAGCAGGTCGGAATGACCCGGGACGGTCAGCGTTCCGGCCGGACCCAGGGTCCACTCGTCGGCCGTGAGTACGTTGCCGTCCTTGTCGGTCACGGAGGTGACCGAGTTCACGGGGCGCTGCGGGAGCCGGTTCACAGGCCCCCGCAGCGTCACCGTGGACGTGTCGGACGTGATGGTCTGCCCCAGGAACGACCGCAGACGCGTCGAGGCGCGCATGAGCGACGCCGCGTCGGTCGTCAGACCGAACACCGACGCGTCAGACGTCGTCGCCAGGGCAGGAAGCATCACGACCCCCGATCAGACCAGCGCGATGCCCGAGAGGAGCCCGTGGGCCTTCTCGTTGCCGTAGGCGAGGCCGACCTCGCCGTAGAGCTGGACGTCGTCGCTGGACCCGGTCTTGGCGAGCGGCTCAGCGAAGAAGTGACCCTTGTCGGGCACCTCGAGGTACACCGGACGGCACATGCCGAGCTGGGCGGCGACGATCTGGTGCTTCGGCACGTTGCGCGACAGCATCAGGTTGACGAGGCCGAAGTCGGTCTCGATCTGGGTCACGTTGACCCCGGCCAGGTTGCGGCTCGACTCGACGAACTTCCCGTAGGCCGACGCGTAGGCCGAGGTGATGGCCCGCTTCGCCGAGCTGTTCAGCAGCAGGGTCGTGGTGTCGTCCATGCCGCCGTTGTCGTAGATCGACTGGAGCAGGTCGTCGATGTGGGTGGTGGTCAGCGTGGTGAGCGCGTATGCCGTGGCAGCCGACGCGTCCGTGGTGATGTCGATCGCGGTGCCGCCCTTGGTGAGCGAGACCTTGAACGTGTTCGTCGCGGCCGAGACGACGTAGTAGGGCATGTTCGTCGACAGGCCAGCGCCGCCGGTCAGGCTGGTGAAGATCACCGAGTCGCCGTCGGTCAGGCCGTGAGCCGTGGAGCCGATGTTGTCGGTGCTCGCGGTCGCGGTGACGGTGGGCAGTGCCGACCCCTTGACGTCCTTGGAGTTGGTCGACACCGCGGCGATCAGACCCTTGGTCTTGCGTCCGGTGGTGTTGTCGGTCGGCTTCTGGTAGACGCCGCGGATGAAGCTGTACTCCACGTCACGCACCATCTGCGTGAGCATGGTGCGGACCTGCCAGTCCAGCTCGTTCGTGATCGGGTTGCGCAGGTCGTTGTTGGACCCGGCCTTCTGCCCGACGGCGGCGAGCTTGGAGTAGGCGACGGAGACCTTCTCCTGGTGGATCTGCACGACGTTGGTCACGTTGCCGCGTGCGCGCGCCTGGGCGGTGGGAGCGGTCGCGCCCTCGGTGTTCTCCGGCTGCGACGCGTCACGCAGATCGACGGTCTCCCACTCGAATTCGGTCGAGGTGGTCTGGCCGCCGCCGTTCAGGCCGCCGATGGCGGAGAACAGCGGGGTCTCGATCGGGGTGAGCTGGTACAGCAGCCCCGTGTAGTTCGGGAGGTTGTAGGTCGTCCCGAGACCGGTGATTCCAGACATGGGTCAGTCCTTCCCCGTCGCCTTCGCGACGAGCTTCTGGTTCGTGAGAGAGAGTGCAAGGCCGACGTTCCCGGCCTTCTGCGCCTCCGAGATCTGGGCGTCGATGTCCGGCGTAGCGTCGATCGGCTTGCCGTCGGATCCCTGGCCTTCGGCCGATGGGGCTTTCGGTGCAGGCGGGCGGCCAGCGGACAGGCGTCCAGCGATGGCGTCGACCTTGTCGGCCGGAATGCCATCGAGAGCCGCGAGGTCGTCCTCGGTCAGCCCGTACTTCACCGCAGCGCGCGTGCGCTCTAGTTCGGCCTTGAGGGTCGACGCTTCATCGACCAGCGCCTGCTCACGCTCCGCGCGCTTCTGCTCCTCGGTCTTGTTGGCGTCCTCGAGCGACTTGAGCTCTTGCGAGCGCCGCTCGAGCTCGGCCACCTGATCGGGCGTGTACTTGCCCAGGCGACCACGCCAGGCGTTCTCGTGCTTCTGCGCCTGGTGACGCCAGTAGGCCGCCTGCTGCTCGACGGTCATGTCCTTGACGGGCGTGGCGTCGGGGAACCCCTTGTCGCCGTCGGCGGGGGGCTGATCAGCGGGCTGCTGCGGCTCAGGCTCGGCCGTCGGCTGCGCCCCCGTGTCGGTGGGCTCGGTCGGTTCGGTCGGCTGCGGGTCGGACATGGTTGCTCCCGTGTCGGGTAGGCCCGCCCCCTGTCGGGACGGGAAGATCAGGAAGCGACGGACGGGCCGTCGAAGTGCTGGCCGCGCCACGCGATCGTGGGGCCGTACTCGCCGTGCTCATGCGTGATGAGCAACTTGCGGTAGTCCGTCGCCCGGCCACTGAGGTCGGGTCGGGCGACTTCGGCGACAAGGTCATGGGTCGCGGCAAGCTCGGCCTTGTCGAGCACCTGGGGAAGCTGGTAGTTCACGTCGATGGGCTGCACGCCGCAGTCGCATCCGGGGTGGATCGGCAGGAGGTTCCCGACGTGGTAGCGCTGGGTGGCGGCGATTGTGCACAGCGCGCAGTTCTCGGCGCCCGTGAGTACCCGGCGGTAGAACCGGAAGCCCGTGGAGCGCATCGACGCGTCGGACTGACGCACCTTCGCCATCTGTAGGTCGGTCGTCACCAGCGACTCGAGCCGGGACGCACCAGCAGCGACCGCCTGGGAGAACGGCTTGCCCTGCGACAGCGCCGTGTAGACCTCAATGGCGGGCCGTCGGTACACCTCGGCTGCTGGGACACCTCGGCCGCCCGTGACCGTCGCAGCGTTGACGGGAGCCGCTGTGGTGGCCGTCAGAGCAGCGATGTACGCCGCCGTGAGTTGTGCGACCTGCACCTGCCCGGCCTGCACGCGCGGGACGAGCATCGAGACCAGTCGCGCGACCTCCGCGTCGCGGTACGCGGGCGACGCACGCCACGCCGCACGAGCGAATGCGACCACCCGGGACCGGACCGCAGCGACAGCCGCGTTGTACCCGAGGATCGTCTGCTCAGGCGACGGCGTTGCCACCGGTCACCGCCGCAGTGAGGGTCGCTGCGGCCAACTGCTCTTGTGCGAGATCCGCCTGCGCCTGGGCCACGCGCTCGGGCGACCAACCAAGCACCTCGCGCATGATCGTCGTCGTCGCCAGACCGCCGGCCTTGGCCTGCTGGACCGCCGCGAACTTCTCCGACATCGACACGTAGGCGGGCGGCTCGAACGACACCTCGACGCTCTGCCCGTCCAGCGGCACCGACTCGATCTCGAGCGCTCGCACCATCGCCGCAGCGAGTACCGGTGCGACGCGCGCGATCTCGTTCTCTGCCTGAGCAACCTGCTCCGCCGTGGCGTTCGCCGCACCCTGAGCCGACTGGTTCTGACCGTCCGGGATGAACACTGAGATCGGCGTGCCGGTGACGCCGGCAAACGAGCGAGCGTCCTCCTTCTCGCCCTCGAGCAGCTGGCGCCAGTCGGCGGTCTGGGACTCCCAGATCTCGACACCGGGCGGCAGGTCCCACAGAGCGCCGGGCGCCGGGGAGAACAGCTTCTCGTAGTCGATCGGGTTGTCGTTCTCGTCCTTCTCCGGGATCCCCTCGGAGCCGTCCTTTGTCGTGAGCGCGCGCTGACGGAACGCCTGCATCGCCACCACGACCAGGCGGTTGAGCTTGCCCAGGTTGATCCGGTCGATGACGTCCAGGTGAGGCTCGACGAAGCCCAGAGGCCCGTAGGTGTCGTCGCAACGCTTCCCGGACGCGCGACGGGCCACGAACACCGGCACGGAGCCGTCGTAGGTCTCCGGGGCCCCGAGGTGCGCCCAGCCGCCCTCCGACGAGCGGATCAGCGACCGGTTGTCGTCGAACGAGTCACGGGAGTACCGCTGCCGCTCACCGGGCACCCAGACCAGCGCGTAGTCCTGGTGGGCGTCCTCGTCGCGCCACACCTTGATTGCGGCGCGCGTGCGCCACGGCCGCAGCGGGTCGACCGCAGCGTAGAAGTACTCGGGCATCTCGGCGGTGATGACCGCGCCACCGGAGTCCTGACCGTCGACCAGATAGCCGACCCCGGTGTCCAGGTAGTCTGTCAGGAAGTTCCCGAGCTGCTGGGCCATCCGGTTGTCGCGCCAGATCCGGTGCGCCGCGAGCGACTGGGCCGAGTTCGGGTCCTCGCCGACGAGGAGACCGTTCTGGCGGATCCGGTTCGCCAGCGAGCGTCGCGCGAGGCCGCCGTAGTCGGTACGGGCCTTGCGCTGGAACGCCTGCCACGACGCGCGCAGGTTCTCGCCCATCTCCGGCAGCGGCGCGTGACCGCCGTTGTAGTCGCGGAGCTTGGCGATCCGCGGGCGCTCAGCGTCGAGACGCTTGGTCAGTACCGGCAGCCACTCGTCCGGGGTGGTGGGCATCCGATCACACCCCTTCACGTCTCATCTGATGCGCCGAGGCACCCCGCGGGTTCGCTTCACGCCGAGGCCAGCGGCGACGGCGTCCTGCCGTGCTTGCCAGGCCAGTGCCGCGGCGATCGCCGCGTCGATCTTGTGGGCCGAGTCGGGGTGGTCTTTGTAGATCTGGTATCCGGTNGACTTGGCACGCCGGCGCGCGTTCGTCACGTGCTGGCGTAGGACCGTCGACCCGGAGTGCACGAGCTCGCCGTCGACCACGGCGTTGTAGAAGCCGTCGAGCATGCGCGTGATGAGCGCGGCCCGGCCGCCGGTCATCCACCACTCGATCGGGTTCTGCCGGTTCGCCTTGACCTTGAGCCGCGCCCCGTAACGCGCCTCCCACTGGGCGACGTACCCCTCCCACTTCGCCGGGTCCGCGTAGAACCCGACCACCGTGTACGCGTCGAACGTCTCGCGGACCTTCGCGTCGACCTCGTCCGTCGGCACCCGCCAGTTGTCACCGGCCGGGCCGTCGGGCTGTTCCCACACTTCGATCGGCTGCACAAACCCGTCGCCGACACGGACCGCGACGAGCGCCGTGGCGTCGGTGACGCCCTTGGACCGCTTGCGCGACCCGTCGAACCCCAGCGTGATCACGTCGCCGTGGGCCAGCGACCACGGGCTCGACTGGTGCAGCGTGTGGGTGTCGCGGGCGTTCCACTCCGGGTGCGAGATCCACGCGTCGGACGCGTGCGTGATCTGGTTTAGGAAGTCGCTACGGGCGATCTGCACGTCGGTCGCCGGGTCCCAGATCCGGTCGACCAGCGCGTCCAGGTCCACGTGTCCGGGCGGGCACGGCGGGTCGTGGAGCACGCACCCGTCCGGGTGGCCCGACGAGTCCCCGTAGGCCACGCGCAGGCCCGCAATCAGCGACTCGCGCTCCCACAGGTCCGTGTCGGCCGGCGCCTCGCGGTGGTCGACGAGGATGTTGCGCCGAGTCGCCTTGTCGCCGCGCTGCTGGGATGCGAGCGCTGCCGCGGTCTCCTCGGCCACCGACCCGAGGCCGGGGATGAACGCGTTCGGCGCCTCGACTGTGCGGCCGCCGTTCTTGGAGCAGTTCGTCCGGAGCGTCTGTGCGAGCAGCGGACCACCGTTCGACGGCGTCCACTCCTCGGTCTGGTCCAGCACCGCGAAGATCGACGGTGCGCCCTTCGCGGACCGTGCCTCAGCCGTCTGCTGGCGGATGTGACCGCGGGGCAGGTTCACGACTGTGCCCAGCGGCTCGAGACCCGGGTACTCGTCGACCGCTGGGCCCTCGGACAGCATCTCGACGAGCGGCTGCCACGTGTAGCGCGTCTGCGTCTCGGAGACCGCCGCGACGACGACGTTAGGCGTTCGGAGAGTCGACCAGGGACGCCCGACCGGCTGCCCGTCCGCGTCCCAGCCGTCGAACACGACATCGGCCAACGCCTCGGCAGCGCACAGACCGGCCAGGATCGGCGACTTTCCCCAACCGCGTGAACGACCGAGCAGACCGCGATCGTGACGGAACCGGCCCGTCTCCGGGTCGATCTCGTAGAACCGCAGCAGGAAGTCCTCTTGCTCGCGGTACGGCACGAACGGCTCGTAGTAGCCCAACGACGGGCGCGCGAGCATCGCGGTCATCCAGTCGATCACGTACCAGCCGAGAGTCGGAACCTCACCCTCGGCCGTCGGCCTCCACGGCACGGTCAGACAGCAGTCAGCGGGCCCCTGCGAGCGCGCGACGCCGCCCCCACCTTCGGTCGCTTGGCATCCGCCTCGTCAGCCGCCGCGAACTGGATCCGCAGGCGAGCGCGATCCTCGGGGGTCGCGCCGAACTTCGCCACGCGCAGCCGGAGCTCGGCGGCCACCGATGTGCGTCCGGTCCAGAACTCGGCATGGATCCTGGCGGTGTCCATCAGCTCGGACCAGTCGTTCTCGGTGAAGTCCGTCGAGAGCGGCGAGTCGGCCCACATCTGCCACCAGCGCAGGGTCTGCTCCGGCCACTCGACGTGGACCACGACCGTGTCGAAGCCCTTCTTGACGAGCATCGGGAACGTCTCGGGGAGCTCGGGCTGTGGCGATGGCTCGGCCTCGATTACGCGCAACGGAACAGGGTCGGCGTTGCGACGAACGCGACGCGAGGGATCCTTCGGCGCAGGACCACGGCCGGCCATCAGAGCACGTCCTCGACGGTCACGGACTCGGCCAGGATCCGCAGCGTCACGCCGGGAGCGTCGGAGTCGGAGACGTGGACCGTGATCCCGTCAGCGTCGATGTACCACGGGAACGGCTCGCCGTCGATGAGTAGCACGTGCGGCTCGTCGCCGGTGACGGCGTGACGGAGCGCGATCGAGTGTGCCAACTTCGCCATGATGAGCCTCCCGTGTCGGGACGATGGGGCCCCCGTGTCGGGATGCCCTTGGAGCAGGGTCGGCCAGACCCGTACACAGCCAGAGCCGCAGCACCTCTCCGGTCTCGGAGGGGGGCAGGGGGAGGGGTCCCCCACCCCGGTCATCTCGGATGCG